TCAATTTGCGCTAAATTTTTTCTTCCACTCTTCATAACTCATAAATGGCACCGTTACACTCGGCGGTTTAACCTGTTGATACGCTTTGTTAAAAGCTTTTCTGTAAGTTAGCCCTTGATCAGACATATAAGCATCAATACGTGCGGCCAATTGCTTTTGGTAAGTATCATCCATGTAGTCTCTGCCTCGCCTGTATTCCGGTAACTTGCCATTCACCATGTAAATCGTATGGCAACGGCATTGAATATCCATTGAAGCAATGCCCCATAACCTCGGTGCTTTTGATTTCCACTTGCCGAAATGGTAGTAGCCCTCTTTATCAGCTTTCTGACCATCTAGCTTTCTATGAGACTTACGAACCCTCGTATCAAGTGATGACATCCACACCTTAGTAAGCCTTGCTGTTTTACTTGCTTGTTCCTCAATGGCTAAATCAACCTGAGATCTCACACGGCCACCTTCTGTACGTGCAACGAGAATAGCTTTCTTCCTTGTCCATCCCATAGCGTTTTCAATCCTGATAGCCATGTCAGTGTAACTCTCTCCTGCTTGTAGGCTCTGTGCTATCTCAATGTTTAACCGCCTGATAATGTCGTTTCTATGTGCCTCGAATATCTTTGGTAACGTCAAAAACTCAACAGGATTAGTTAACGCTGCTTGAATCACCTCAACGGATGGTATTTTAAAGCCCATTTCCTCGCCTGTAGACTGCTGTAAGAGATAAGCCAACAATAAGTATCTTTCGATGTAAAGACGTTCCTCTGACGCTTGTATAAGCTTGATAATCTCTTTGTAGTCAGCGTTTAACTGTTGAGCAATTAACTTCATCTCTTGGTTAAAACGATTGTACTTATTAACGTCAGTCCAAGTAGCTTGCCCGTTCTTTCCAAACTTACGATGCATCTCCAACATTTGAGCAAGTATCATCTTTAAACGTCGTGCAAAAACAACCTCAATATACCTCTCGGCTTTAGCTTCTAAATCATCTAAGATACGATTGATTTCTTGTTGATTCATAACTCATCAACTTCTTTCGGATTTTCGCTATCCTCGTTTAAAGGTTCAAGCTCGTTTCCATACAATTGTGCATCATTCTGCATCTCTTCAAGTTCATACTCCACATCATCAACAATTGATAACTTAGAAAGTCGTGTACGCTCTGACACTAACCCTTTTAATGCTTGTGAAGCTTGAGCATCGGACAGTAAATCAACAGGAATGTTTCGCTTGTATTCATACCAAACTTTCAAGTAATCTTCCTTAGCGCAAATACCTTTTTTGGCCCATGCACTGCATAGCACTTTAAATTGGTAACGAAGAGCAGTCGTGAACTTTCGCTCCATCGTTTTGCATTTGTTCTCAAGTGCCATAAGTTTATATTTCATAGCCACTCCACTTGCATTACCTGCAAACGATTCATCACTGAAGTTCACACTCTTAGCTAATCGCATGATGTTCTCTTCTAAGCGATTTAAATGGTTCTCAATCATTTGATCATTAACATCTTTAGTTAGATATTTAATGTCGTCATTCTCACCCATCAGTTCAAAGATACCTGTTCGAGCCAGCTTATTTGCCTCTTCTTCATCCATCCCCATACCTTTAAGCACAAGGTAGGCTAAACGAAATTGTTCGATTTCGTTTGAAGCATCAGATAAAGTTCGATCATAAGCATCGATGAGGTTATACACCTTGTCTGCATCACCCTGCAGCTCCTCGTTATTAGGAACACCAAATAAAGGACAATAGTCAAATAAGTGCTTCCGTTCATCTTTCAAAACAAAAGGTGAATCAGTGTCAGCGCGAGTGTAGAGTTTTTCAGTTGTTGCATCGTAAAACACTAGCTGCTCTATTTCTACTTTCTTACCTTCAGCATCTAGTTCAGCACTCTTGAAATATCTAAAGGCATACTTAGGTTCGCTAACGTCTGCTGTTTCTGAAAGAATGATAGTTTCCCATGGATCAATTGTTGTAACTCGTTCATTTCCATCGATATCAATGTAAAGCAGTCGTGCTGAATAGCCACAAATAGCTGTTTTCTTCCCTGACTCACTATCAAGATCATCAACAGAATTACGCAAATTAAAAAGCTCAATCGCCTCGGATAATTTATCAAGGCTTTGAGCTTGTTTGTCTACTACGTATGAAATTGGATTACCGAACATGTAGCCAACCTTTGTATCTACTATTTCAGCGTCTAAAGGATTATTAAGTGTATTGTTCACCTTGTCATCAACACGGACCACATGATCATTACCTTGAGCGTAATCAGTTGGTTTGCGAGTTAAAATAGGTACTGCTGAAATTTCAGCTTTATAGCGATTGTAATTTAGTAATCGCTTGTTTCGTTCAGCCTTTGTCTCATCTACTAGCTTATTAAGTAATAAAGGAGTAACACCTTTCTCATTAATATAAACAATGTATTCGTTCACTGTAACACCTCCTTATCGGTTCTTTCCTGTGATGATTTCTTTGTAATAATGCGTATAAATCGCATAGCGTAGAGCATCCAGTACGTCATCCCACAATTTAACTGGTTCTCCTGTGCTCGAATTCCACACGTATTGAAAAATTTCATCTTCAAAACGTTTCACTTTATCACGAACAACAAACAACCTTTCCAATTTGAAACGTCTAGCTACTTCTTCAATCCCTGCAACAACTGCTTTCTTTGCATTAAATGCTCGTATTTTTTCGCGTTTGAAACGTGCAACATGTTCTGGTCGAGCTGTATCACAATAAAAATTGATATTGCCGTAACGCTTTTTAATATCTTTCGCTATCTTTACCCAATCATCAATCTCATAATATTGATGAGCATGCTCTTCACATAAATACACATCGCCTTGGTCATCTTCTGCCAGTACAACAATAGATCCGAAGTGCTCATATCCCCAGTCAACGCCTGCAAAATATTTTACGATATTCTTTTTGGCGAATTCCTCCAAAGAAACATAATGTACTTTCTCTTTAAAATCTTTATATACTATACCTTCTGCAGCTACCCAACGTCCGTAAATATCGCGTTCAGTAAACATACCTGAAGGTGTACTTGCTACAATGGACTCGATGTATTCCTCATCTAATTTGTCGTTATCAAATAAAGAAAAATGGAATACACGAATGTTCAAACGACCACTTTCTAAAGTTTGACCATCTTTGTCAATGTAGTCTTTCTTGATACTGTGTGCTGGATTCTCCGGGTTTGTATCAATTAATACTCGAGCTCCTGGGTAAGAACAACGTGAAATAACTTCTTTTACAAATGTGTCATGTAATGCAGTTCCTTCATTGACGAAAGCCCCCGCTGCTGTAAATCCACGTGCCTTTTTCCATGAATCTGCTTTTGCCCCATCAAACACGTATACCTTATTACCAAAAATCGTAACAGCATTGGCCTTATTCAGCTTCAATTCTTTGCCCAATATCATTTCCATATCATCTAGTACGTTTCTTCTTATACTCGCCTGTGTAGCGCCACCGATGATAAAAGATAGCCCTTGTCCTTCATACTTTGCAATGTGCATTAAAAAAAGCAAGATAAACACGAATGTTTTCCCTGCTCGCTTTGCGCCACTTGCGACTATGATTTTAGGCTTTTCTTTTACATAAGAATCCATAACAGCTTGTTGTTTTTTCGTTAGTTCAGCCATTACTCTTCACCAGCCATGCGACGTAACATTTTCGCAATTTCTGATTCTTGCTTATGACTGTCAGGATTTTCGAGCTTGCTAATCTCGACTTTCGTCTTTTTGATATTAAGCTGCATCTGCTCAAGCTTCAAGCGACGCTCATCATCCTGATCCGCCATCTCCACGAACTGACGAATAGAAGAACGCAACTCCCCAATTGCTCTTGATTGAGCAGTGAGTAGTTGCGCCTGTCGTTCCCATGCGAATTGGAATTCATATTCTTCTTCTGTTACAGCTTTTTCTACGCCTCCACCATCTTCTTTAGATCGTGGGTAGTATTCGTATTTTGCCTTTTTGAGCTCTTTAATCATTTCATCTTTAGATTCAACATGCATAATCCTTTGAGCCCTTATGATAGCAGCATACTGTATTTGTATTTGGACCCAAATTAAATCGGCTGGAGAACGCTCGTTCATGGCTTCCATGATTTCGAGTGTCTCCTCTGGAAGAAACTTTTGGAAAAAGCCATGTGTAACAGCAGCAGTGTTCCGTTTTGTAAATTGGTTTGGTGGATTAGGATTACCTTTGTTTCCAACAGCGTAGGTATTGCCTTTCGGGGCTCCTATCTGTTTTTCTTCGGTTGCATCCTTACTAGAAATAGTTGCAACCTTCTTAGTTTTGGTTGCATCCTTTTCAGTTGCATCCCTAGACCATTTCTCACGGCTCTTTCGGCTTTTTAATGTACCAAGCTTTATATCATGCTTTTCAGCAAGATCAGCAAGTGTAATCTTTGTGGTTTCCCACTCTAGTTTAATTTCATCCCAATTAGCCATAGCTCATAAACACCACCACCAATATTTTGATTTTGTGATAACTATATTTTTTTTTAAAAAAAGAACGTTATTATACGTTCTTTTGAAATATCAATTATAAAATTCTTTAATTAACCTACTGCTATATTTTTCACATTCTTTATCGAATTTAGATTTGTACCCAGATAAATATCTTCTTGTATCCTGAAACTCTTCAATCAATTTATCTTTATCAGTTGCTGAATGTATCAAGGAACAATAAAGCAATGCAATATTAATGGTTTTTAAAATATCGGCATAAATACCAAATAATTCACTTCCTAAATAATAAATATTTGGGTCTGATATCTTTCCGTGGACTTCTTCAGTTTTACTTTTTGAATATAGGTATAATTCAGATGGGTCATCTACATCTAAATATTCTATTTCAAGCAATGTTTTAGAAATAAAGGATCTTTCGTAATTAATTGTTGTGATTTTTTTGGGTAGTAATTCTTTTTCTCTATCTCTCCTAGTTTCTTTGATGGTTATCCTTACTCCTAATAATGTTAATAACCCACCTAGAATTGCTCCTACAAAACCAATACAACCTGCTATAATTGTCTCCCAATCAGCGAAGGTATTATATACAATGTACGCAATTAAAATAGTTAGTAATAATAAAACAAAAATTAACAATAAAACAATAAAGCTATAAGATATTAATCTCGCATTTTTATTCACTTATCTCACCCTTCCATATCATATAACACTTTTGGAAGGATTTCCTTAAGTTATTTCACTCTCAAAAGTAAGTACCGTTGCCCTAGCAGTCAAAGGGGAGGAAACTGCTCGATACTCACTTTTCAGAGAAAAATAAAAGCACCCAATTAGGGTGCTTACCAATCAACAAGTTCATTGTTATCAATATTGAAACATTCAAGAAATATATCATACAGATAATTACAGGCTTCTTCTCCACCGCAAAATTCTGGAGAAAGAGCAACTGTTATAACATCCCAATCAACTAAATTTCTGAGATATTTTAAATTCCGAATGATTTGTTCTTTACTTCTAAGTTTTGGTTCTGAATTAAATTTAACTGAATCATTAAAATAGTCTAAATCAAGGTCTAAAATTTTGTGCTTTCCATTAATACTTTCTAAGGATGACTTATTCTCATGTTCATATTCCTCTAATGATTCATACCGAATAATTTTTTTGTTATTTTCTTTTATATGTAGTAAAAGGTTATTTAAAATAAACTCATTATCATCATCCCTAAAAATATCCGAAGATGAATTTCTAATTATTTTCTCCAAACTTTCTTCGTTTAGTTCCTCTGAAGGGTCATCACTAATGTAAATTACATCACCTATTGTATTCCTCATAATAGCTGGCCAAATAAAGTTATCTATCCTCATGTATATACAACCTGGTTCTGGTGATTCGCCTTTTGTATAATCATATTCTTCTGCTATTCGAACAGCGTCTTCTGGAGAATTAATTTTTTCTAATATCTCTGGTATATCTACAGCTCCTGTTGAATCATCTAAATGCGAATCAACATGTACTAAAGTAGCATATTTGGATAATCCACCTTTTAGTCTTTCGATTTCCCATGCTGAGAATGCAAAATTATGATTTCTCATAATATATACATTGTTTATTTTCTTTCTCCAATTATGATTATTCATCCATTCATTCATTTTTCCACCCCTTCAACCCAATACTAAACTAGGAGAAGAAATATTTGTAATAACTTTTTGCTCTCAAAACCACACCAAACTCCGCCCTATTGGTTACTAGTGCATGACAGTCTTTTTCGATATCTAATATTCCTAAGATACTTACTCACCCGTAAACCAGTCCTTTTTATTTGTATGGCTGTTTGATGAGTTTTCAAAGCAAAAGAAAAGCCCTGTGAAGGGCTAGACTGTACCGACAATACGAATTCCTTTAGCATGCTTGTGTTCTAAGTTTTCATCGTATGTTGCTTTGTAATAAGCTAATTTCTTTTCAATGTTTGCTGGTGGATTTGTAATTAATTCTGGTTCATCAAATCCCGGCATATCGATGAACAATTCAATTGATTGATTTTTAGCTAATTGTGCATTTGCATACTGTTCTAATTCATTCATGCTGTTTAATTTCAATTTTCCTCATCCTTTCAAATACATAATAAAAAGCCCCATCGCATTGATGAAGGCTTTTTCCTATTGTGATAATCCTATTGTCGAGTGCTCACTTGCGACTCGTGGTAGAGCGACACCACGTTATTTTGTAACGAAATGTGTTCTAGTTTTATAGTGCATTTCCGTGCACTTTGTTGATGTAGTAAGTTTGACTGAAATTATGGAAAGTGGACGAAGTTCACATATAAACCACTCCTTCAGTATTTTTTAGCCTTTTATATTAATTAAGATACCTAATCTCTTAAAAAATATGGGCCGGCCGTGTATG